GAGCCAATATAACAGGTTCAGGCTCAGGGGCAGGAGCCACTACGGGTTTCTTACGGGATTTAGGAGCAGCAACAGGCTCAGCAACAGGCTCAGGCTCCACAATAATATTTTTAGGTACTTTGGGTGCTTTAGGAGCAGGAGCAACAGAAGAAGGAACAGGAGCAGACATAGGACGTTCATATCCAGTTGTTCTGGTAAGCTTAGGCGGTTTAGGAGTAACAAGTTTCATTACTTCCAGGTATTCATCTGAGCCTTTGGATGGAATTTTCCATTTTTTACCTGCGTTAAATTGTTTCAATGCATCCATCCAGCTACTCATCTTTTCTATCTATACCGTATACAAATATTTTAAGTAGGCATACACATTGTAATTTAATTTCTAAACAGTTATTATAACAAATATGCAAGTCGCAGGAGTATCACTACCTGCCGTAATACAGTCAATCCAGCCTATTAAGGACTACTTACTGCCAAAAGAAGAGCCTAAAGAAGATGACAAAGGAGAGCTTAAAGAACAGCAAATAGTCATTATTCATTCAAAACCTATTACAGATGATGATAAGAAAGTACTGAAAGAGCACGGTAGATACCTACAGTGGTCAGAAAAGTACATTAACATTCCCTTTAAGAATCTACCTCCCCATGATTACTTACTTATTGATGTTCATAGTAAGTCGGCACGTGTTGCTCTTGGGTATGAAGAGCTGAAAAAATATAATGTTGTGTGTCTTATTCAATGGTTTCACGCATCAGAGGAGTTTATCCAACAGACAAAAGGAAATCCCATTACCAATCTACCGCAAAATTGTGTTTCTAAAGCAGATTTTGATACACAACTATTACAACCAAAAATAAAAAAACCTAACGTTGCCAAACGAATCTTCAATTTTTTTTTATCCTGCCTGTCCGCTCATTCGTAAACTGGATAAAAGAGACTGTATATTACATAGCGAAATCTGCTGTATATAATGCGATAATCCACGCATTAGATATAACAGTGCCTCCATTGGTATTAACTATCCTATTGACTATTTAAACTCCAGTACAAATAGCCCTTGCTCTATAATAACGTGTATGGGTTTTTTGATCCGTACCTTCTTACCCTTTGGCTTCGTTTGAACTACATCCATCTACTAACTGTAAGTTTTCTATTTGAAATAAACAGGCAAGAAATATATAATGATGTTTGCACCTATGATGTTTAGAGAATGCTCTGCAAAAATAATCGTGTGCTATGTGTCTATGATTTTGCCAGAACTCATAGGTTTCCATTCTATTCTATAGTTGTTGTGGTTTCTTACGATATATAGGCGCACCAAATATAGTAGTTAATACGTGTTTGCCACTAGGTAGAATTAAAGATGGCTTTCCTTGCATTGCAGGAGTATACATATACCCCTCTGGTTGAGGAGGCATTTTAGCACCTGGATTTAATGTAAATTTTACTGTTTCTGGTATTTCTTTATCTCCAGACATTCTGGGAGGTACGGTATGTGACACTAATCCCTGAGGGACTGACGAAGCGGCTTGTGAGGATACAGCTTCTTCAGGTACAGCTAATTTAGTTCCTAACCAGCGCTCACTATATATATCCATACCAGGATCGGAATCTGAAAAATAATTCTCTACTGATGGAACTTCTGACGATGAATCTGATATATCTTCATTCGATGCCATAGGTAAATCATCTGATCGTACTTTATTTAATCCAGCAAACGGATTAATATTTGCAAGTACTCGATCCATTCCCTTAGAAATAAACTGTGCTGTATCGAATATTTCATTATAATCACCAGGACTAATACCAGTCGTTACTGATGAGGGTACTAATCTAGATTGTTTATTTGCAGGTTGCAAATTACTAGGATTAACTTCACTTAAAATAGGATCAAACTTATTATCAGACACAACACTAATTCGTCGTGTGTCAGGATCATTATAATTTCCAGGAATAACAGGTTGAGAGTATCTAGGTTGAACTGTATATGGTGGATTACTATATGCAGGTGTTTGTATAGTAACAGGTGGAGAAGAAAATAACATACCAGGTCCCTGCATACGTACAGGACCTGATTTAGAAACAGCTTTAGCAGTTCTTCTACGAGACTTCTTAGGAGCGGGTACATTTACTACGTTCTTAATGATATTTATGTTTGTATTCTTATTCATATTTTTTTTGTATCTCTTAAGAAGTGCATCAGGAAGTAGCACTACAGTATCGGGCACTGCCTTTGATTTCTTCTGAGTGGATGATCTTTTCTTCTTCGGCATTATACTAATACTGCATATTATTCTTTTTTAGCAGGTTTGTATTCGATTGGATCGAATTTTCTATAGTATCTCGTAGGTTGAGAGTACATATTGATATGTAGGAAGCTGTAAGGTGTAGCCGTAGCGAATGTATAAAGCGCTCGAATTTTTTCCTCATTGCCTACTTCCTTAACGAATGTATCCAGTTCATGTTCGTTCTCTGTGTGGAAGAAGGAGATGCAATCTAAATTAGCACGTATAATTGTAGGAATTGAGTTATATTTCTGTAATGAGAAAATATTTGTAATTCCACCAGCAATATGTCGATTCTGTGTTACTAAGCGTGTAATTTCAGATGCTCTTTTTGTTTTTATTTGATGTATACAGTCATCGTATATTATACAGTAGATGGGCTTCCCTTTTTTCTTTTTTCTTTTATGTCTATCCGTATACGCCTCACATTTTGCAATTACCTCAAGCATATTCTCATTAGTTAGATCAGTATAAAACTGATCGCCTATATCTTCCAAAAGAGGCTTCATTTTGTCATCATTCATAGCAGTTGGACTAAATACAAATATAAGGTCAAAATGCTTATACCAAGGAGATTCTTTTCGCATAAGTATGCTGAGAATTAAATTAGTCTTACCCCCACCCTTACGTGCGCTAAGAAGATAGTTACAAGGCTTCATAGGCAATGGAACAGTTTTATCTTCGCACTTTTGATTATCGAACGGAGCTAATGCTTTTGTTAATGCACTACACTTTTCACTTATCATATTATCTATACATAAGAATATAAAAACTACCATAGCAACGTCTTGCTTAAAGTCTCTCCCAATGTTTTACCTGTATGTCGGAGATGATATAATCTACGTCGTTCATCTGCATAAGATTTTCCTTTTTCTTTCAAATAAGAATGGTAGTCATTGTACCTGGTGTCGCCTATAGAAGCAATCAGTTTTCCATCCTTAAATACGTCTAATTTCTTGTTCTTCCTGGTACTGAGTTCAATATCTACTCCAAGTTTCTTAGCTTGTTTTCTACTGTATTCCGATATTACATACATTATCTAGTATCTATAGATAATATGTGTATATTTTGTGCAACAAGGCACTTTAGACAGAATGTGTAGTATGGTAGGCAGTTCGTAGATGTCGCTGTTTGTGTATAAGACTATATTGTTTTCCACAGCTACAATCCATTAATTTCAATAACTTCTCCCTATACTTTATATATTTCTGTGTGTAAGATGCTACATATTTGTCAGTACCTTTATATGTCTGGAAATATTCTTTACAATCTTCCCGTCTCTCCTCAGGTAATATAATCGGACGAATCTTATTGACAGTCCCTACTGTATTGTTAATGTATTCACGCTCTTTTAGATAGCGTTCTGCAAGAGGTACTTTTTCCAATTCAATCCAATTACACTTATCCACACCATATTTTGTAAACAAGGTAAAAGACGTGCAAGAATTAATACCCCTTCTGAAATTAGACAAATGATCCAATTTCCTACAATGCATCCCTCTGATAGTACTTCCAATATAGCATTCTTCTTCTGCTTGAATTTTGTAGATTGTCGCCTCCATTCTGTCTATACCGGAGAAGTATATCCAGACGTATTAGCCACACCTATAGACTTGTATCGGAGATTGTAATCTATAGTATCTACTGTTAAACATATGCTGTCTAACGAAGGATTGTGCAGCTCCCCGTAGCATCGATAAGCAACTGCATATCTGAGATGAACGTAACGAACATCGTAGTAGCTGATGCGCCGACTGTCGTTTGAAGTCCAAGGACTGACACAGGGGAGCCTGAGAAGCTTAAGTTTTCGTTGCTACGAGCTGCACTGCAACCGACCATGAAGTAACGAGTAAGAAAAGTAGCTGCGTCACAAGCATCAGTGATAGAGGCATCGAATAGGCGAGACCAGCATTTATTTAGTTCGGCAAAAACTACCGCAGGTGCTGAAACTGCATTCAGGACATTACTATTAAGTTGTCTGCCGTCCAAACTCACAATGAACTGACTTAGATCATTATAAACGGAATATGCTTGTTTATTAACATCATCATCGCTTAAATGGGCCGTTAAAACCTGACTGGCGACGATGGCACGAAGAGAAGATACGTTCAAACCGTAGTTCAAAGAAGAAGTAGCGGAAGGAGTAGGGATAAGAGTAGTAGATTGAAAGTTAGTGTACCCAATCACATACTGATTGCCCTGTGCCATATCCATTTTGACACGATCCACGAAGGCTTGTTCTACGTTGATGCGATCATAGACCAATTGCACGTTACTAATTGTAAAATTAGTAATAGTAGAATTAGCAACATTAGATGTAAATGACCGTGTGATTGAGTTCCAGTCAATCTGAATCTGAATATTGCCATTAAATGCGAATAAGGGGATAGCAGATTGAGAGCCCAACAAGCCAAGGAGAGGCAAAACGTATGCCTTATCGGGAGAAGCTGCAATAGCATTTCCATCGATAGTAACACCCGCGCCCATTAAGACTGATGCATCACGTGAAAGCCAATCATTTGAGCTTGAATGGGCGAACATCTGATCGTAGACCTGATCGGCGTTTGAAATCGTGTCGACCTGTTGAGAGCCAAGGTAAGTCGAGTAACGATTGATAAGAGCGGATGCAGCAGCAACTGAGCCTTTAAAATTAATAGTGGAAGTAGCTACGTTAGTACCAAAGACAGCGCAGTTAAAACGAAGGTAAGGATTACACATATACCCTGCGTTAGCACCTGTCGCCAGTTGAATAATGGAAGTTCCGAGGGGTGCTGCATTGCCACTTAGTGCCGGAACATTTACTGTTTGTAGAGAACAGTTAATTGGCTTTGGGGATTTATTACTCATAAAGCTTTGGGGGACACTATCGTATTGCGCAGGTAAAGCATAAGTTGCGGATGTTCCAAGTTGATGCTGAGACATTATAATAAGTACTAAGAATAAAATAATTTATTGTATTCTTAATCCATTTAGTATTTTTGGAATTTGCTCTTTTTAACTCTGAGAGGCTGAGGCATCTTCACCGTACTCTCTAACGGCATCTGTTTTGCAGTTTCAATGATAGGATCATTTTTAGGAATATGAATCCATTGTTGCTTATTATGTACGTTACCTCTTTTAAACTGATGGGGGTTAGTATTATTCATCGCTACTACTTAATCTTAAAAGATTCGTTAAGTTCCTCTATCTGCAATGATAGAACACATGATGTAAATCCAGCAGGTGCAGCGCCATTAGATGCATTAACAACTGCTAATTGTATTTGTCCGTTTAGGACTACATTATTCAAATTGTAGTCTTGTTTCTGCCCTGAGTCATAGTTAAGAGTAGCAGACGGTCCGTTAATCCATGTGATGTACTTAGCCGGACTATATGGAAAATACAATGCATCAGACCGTAGCTGAATAGGGACTGATGCACCTCCTGTAGCGTGATATGCAATATTCAATACAGTAATACAGCACTTACCAGATATGGGTACAGTAAAGAACGTGTTATTATTAGAGCTGTCTATGATAAATTGAACCAATACCATTTCTACTATACGACATTATTTTTGTGGGAGAGGCAGTGTTACACCGTGACTCTTTAAGTACTTAGTAACAGCTGGTGCATATAGCTTATCTACTACCAACTCACCAGGTAGTACTATCGTAGGTACAAGCTCATTATGATAGGGATTATGAGGACCTGTGACAGGACCTCCATATTTTTTCATAATCCCTGATTGCATTACACTCTTAGGTATAACTAAGGACCCTTCTTCCAACAGGCTACTTATCGTATCTTCATCCGGATGCTTATTACCTGGGTAGTTCTTAATCATACCACCAGCAGAGTAGTTTCGTGGGCGTTTGTTGAATATACCTATAGGCACCCCCTTCTTATTAAAGTAAAACATCTACTAAGGATGTGTTTTTTACAGTAATATTACACATAAGTGTGATTTCTACGTGTAAATAATCCCCAAATTACACATATTTAAGATTTCTACGTGTAAATAATCCCCAAA